GGTCAATAGCCCTTAATAAGGCGTTTTTAAGCACCATTGCACGAATGTGCTTGTCTTGGTGTTCAATCATGAAACATTCAAGGTAATTACCCTGAGAATCTAATACACCGACTGCACCAGTGGCACTTGCGGGGTCAATTCCGATATACACCATATCAATCCCTATCCCTTATTTTCCATTTTCTCTTTGGTTTAGGCTCTGACACCACTACCTCTTGGGTTCTGAATCTATGTAGATTAAAACACTCTCTTGTTCTTAACCCGTCCTTTGTATGCTTTACATCAGTTGCGGCATTGCATAACGGGCATTTCATTTTGTGTCTTTCAGTTTATTCATTCTTAATCTAAGGTTATCCACAAATACTTTCCCACGTTTCTTCTCCATTGATTCGACTATATCTCTCCACCAAGTCGATGCTTTGTGCTTCCCAATGAGGTTGATTTGTTTCATGTAACGGGTTTTCCACTCTTTCGCCAACAAATTCAAGCGTTCCTCGTAAATCTCCTGTGAGGAATAGTGCTTTATCAATCTCTGAAGGTAAGCATGGCTCTCCTCGCCTTCTTCTCGTAAGTAGTTCATGGGCTTCTATCTTGTTCATTTGTTAAGCATCCTGTTAATGTAATCACGAACCGATGACGGCATGGGCGCAACATTCTTTGAATCTTCCTCAATCTTTGCTAGTGCTGGGTCTTTGAAGTTGACATTGACGTTTACAGTCATTTCAGGCACTTCAGCACCATCCCAACGCATTTGGTTGATGTAGACCAAGGGCGCAGGGATAAAGTCCCCATTTGCCTTCTTCCATTGGTCTGTTGTCTGCATCCATGTGACGTGCTTAATGATTTGGTCAGCCTGTAAGTCTAGTTTTAGTTTGTCCCACTTTGCTTTACATTGGGCTTTACCACCTTTTCTAGTGCTTTTAGGCCATGCGTTCCAGAACTCTTCAAACATTGTTATCCTTTCGGGCATAGTTTCTCCAAGGGTGGATAGAACCTATTTCTATCCTTCCCGCTCCAGACTTCATTGTGTTCATCTTGACTCCTATTGACATTGAAATAACAAAAAGCCCCAAGTGCGCTTGACGGGTTTGTTCGCTTATAGATATGGCCTTGTTTACCACCGATGAACCATATCCTTTACCAGTCGCCAAACCAACGCTGGTCGCATTTTTCACAAGGGGTGTGCTTGTGTGCGGTGTTTCTTGACTTGCCAACCCATGCAGGTTCAGTTACGTATCGTGAGTCAAACGGCTGAAATGAAAAACAAAAAAGCCCCTTACAACTGCCCTCGGTGGAAACCCTTCGATTTAAACCAAGGGCGAGAGCATGTGTAAGAGGCTTCATCTGTTGTTTTCCACGACAACGGATTGGATTATATATGAATTCTAGGAAGTGTCAAATTGTCCCCAAATCTTGATGGATATTTCAGAAAATCGTATGCGCCTATCCTTGCACAGGTCTGCTTTAACTCTTTACCATCGTAGAATTCAGTCGTAGTGCCGTTATGAATTTTGGTAGGGGTTGCTACGTTCTTTTTCTCATGTAGTGCCGCCAATCCATATCCCGTGATATGCCATGTATCCTCAATGTTTACAACGTAGCCAAAGTTCTGCAAGTCATTCAGGTAATTCTCAAAATGAACGCTTACATTGCCTACATTCTGATCTCCATGCGTAAATGATTTCAATGGGCTAGGCTGGTGTTCTAGCCTTCTGAGCATTTGCTTGTGATAAGTCTTTAGGTACATAAAATCTCCTTGTTTTGTCAGACCATCCTAAACCCAAATTTATTTTGTCAACATAGGGTTTGTCCTAGTATTCAAACATTTATTTTCATTGACAATTCATGCACCACAACAAGTGGGTTACTAAACAGGAGTGAATGATGACAGTAAAACCTAAAGATTTTCAACATGAGATATGCGTCTATCTAGAGGGCATTGGCGAGTGCTTAGTATGCTTTGACATACTGACTCCAGGCGATGAACTTGACGCTGACCATTCAGATGACTATGAGATTGACTTTGCAGTATTTGATGAGCAAGACAAGCCCATCACTTACGACATCAGCAAAAGACACTACAACCGCTGTGAGAACAAAGCGACAGACGAGATGCTCGACATCACGACTGCATGGCGTAAAGACTGGGAGTGTTCTGTATGACGAAACAGGAACTCATGGACTTAGTGAATGACTTGCGTTTCCAAGTCAACGCCCTTAAACAACGAGTGGAAGACATTGTTGTTATGACTGGGGCTAACACCAACGGCTATTACGATTTAAAAACAAAACTAAACGAACTGGTAAAGAATGACAAGGAAACAACTTCAAATGACTAAACATGAAATGATTAGTTTCTTACGCATGGCGGCTGTTGATGAGAACACAATTACCGCTATGTCCAACGCCTATGACATGGGCGTAGAGAATGAGCGAGACATTGCTTGTTCCATAGTATTTGGCATGATTGACGATCACGCTAAAGCCCAATCAATAGTAGATACCATCCGAATAAGGGAGTGAAAAATGACGGATCAAGAAAAGTTAAATGCCGCTTTCCATGACTTAGATTTTGAAGATGATATGGCGGTAAACGTCATCATGTATCAGACTGAGGCAGAGCATCTCAAATCAGAGATTGCAGAGTTGCACCGCATACTTGCAGAACATGAGTTGCAGTTGCGAATCAAGAACGAGATGATTGCTGAAATTCACAAAGCATTGGGGACACTATGAGAGTTAAACAAACATTTGAAGAAATCTTGGATAGCCATTCACAGGCTACTTTCTGTATGCACTGTTTTGCCAGAAAGAAATTTAATGAGACGCAATGCTGTCCAGACAATGCTTTCATTCCATTAGAGAACTTTGAACATGAGTTTCAGATGGAAATAGCAAAGAGGTTATACGATGCTCAATGATTATTCAACATCACTAATGAACATCGAAAGATCAGTGAAAACCCTAGGTGAAATGTGCTTGAATAAGCAATATACTGGGTTCTATTCAGAGATAAACACCATCATTTCAAACCTGATTGGTTTATCACACTGGATAGGTCAAGAGCAAGTTAAACAAAGTCAATATTTAAACAGGAGTAAAGAATGAATGTATATCAAAAACTGAATGAGGCGAGAGCCAAGTTCCACAAGAAAGCCCTCAAGAAGTCTGGTCACAACAAGTTTGCTGGCTACAACTATTTTGAGTTAGGAGATTTCGTAATCCCCGCAATTGAGATATTTAACGAGGTAGGTCTTACTTCCATCATCCGCTTTGGAAAAGAGATTGCTGAGTTCATTGTTGTCAATACTGAGAAGCCTGACGAGATCATTGTCTTCACAAGCCCCATGTCTTCAGCCGCCCTTAAAGGTTGCCATGAAGTACAAAACCTTGGTGCTGTGCAAACCTACCTTTCCCGCTACCTTTGGGTGTCGGTGCTACATATTGTTGAACATGATGCTTTGGACGCTACAACAGGCTCTAAAGTGGTAGAGGAAGGCACTCCAGATGAGGGCAAGATGCTTGACTACATTGCGGCTATCGAGGCCACCACAACAGTTGATGAACTAAAGAACATCTACATTGAGGCATTTGCGGCTACCGATGGAAACAAGGCATGGCAGACCAAGATGATTGCCGCCAAGGATGCAAAGAAGAAGGTGCTGAAATGAAAAAAGAATTAGAAGCGGCGTTTGCTCGTCCATATAGCCAAGATGCTGAATATATCCATCATGCACAGCCTGGTATGACATTGCGTGATTACTTTGCTGGTCAAGCCCTACAAGCACTCATCATTCGTGAAGGCAAGGATACTGATTTCATCAATGAAATTACAACCACGGCCTACCAGTATGCTGACGATATGCTCAAGGAGAGATTGGAATGAGTGAAGAAATAATCCAAGGTACGGACGAATGGAAGATGCTCAGACTAGGCAAAGTAACTGCTAGTCGAGTAAAAGACATTGTTGCCACCACTAAATCAGGCTATTCAACAAGCAGAGATAAATACATGACCCAGTTGTTGTTGGAACGCCTTACAAACTCAGTAGCAGAGTCGTATAGCAATGATGCAATGGCTTGGGGAACTGAGCAAGAACCATTTGCCAGAGCCGCCTATGAGTCCAAGATGGGCGTATTGGTTGACGAGGTAGCGTTTGTTAACCATCCTACGATTGAGCAATCAGGCGCATCTCCAGACGGGATTGTTGGAGAGGGCTTGGTTGAACTAAAAGCCCCAATGTCGCATACGCACTTGGAAAGCATTTTGGGCGGCATTGACGATCAGTATAAAGTGCAAGTCCAGTGGCAGATGGCTTGCACAGGGGCTAAATGGACAGACCTATGTTCATTTGATCCAAGGTTTCCCGCAGAATTGCAATTAGTTATCAAGCGTTTTGAGCGTGATGATGCCTTTATTGCAACGCTGGAAAAAGAGGTTATCAAGTTCTTGGCTGAACTCGATGACAAGTTAAATAAAGTTAAATCAAGAGGTTAATATGGAAAAAAGAGACAACTCAGGCGTGTTGTTTAAAAACGACAAGAAGGAACAGGAGAAACATCCTGACTACAAAGGTAGCATCATGGTAGACGGAAACGAATACTGGTTGTCTGCTTGGATTAAAGAAGGCAAGTCTGGCAAGTTTATGGGCTTGGCAGTATCACCAAAGGATGCACAACCACCAACAGGTAAAGTGCCTTATGGTCAAGGTGGAACTACAAAAGAAGGTCGTGATCTAGAAGACGTGCCTTTCTGATATCAATACGGGGAAAGCGTAAGTAAGTACCCACTAACTTAATTAACAGGAGTTCACAAATGAGTTTTAATAGGGATTCACAAATGAGTATATTAGACAAAACATGGTTTGAAGGTGGAGTAGAGAAGTTCTTTGGTTCACAGTCATTCGTAAGGGCAAGGATCATTGATCCATTAACAAGCCACATGGCGGCTGAAAGCGTCACCAATGTAGCACCAGCCCACATGGATGTCATCCACGCTTGTTTAAAGCGGTTTGGGCCACTAGGTAAGGACGGAATAGCCAAGCAAACTGGTCTGAGAAATGACCAAGTATGGCGTAGGTTGCCAGAGATGCAGAAACTAGGCATGATTGGCTTGACAGGCAGAACAGTTAAGTCAGCATCTGGCAGACAAGAGCGTGAGTGGATCATCCTATGAGCCTGTGGCGCAAACGCAATGTTCAGCATAATGAACAAAAACCTGATCATTTGGTCAATATATTGACCAATTTAAGTATCAAATCTGAACAAAAACACGACAATTTGTCCGCTATAAGTATAAAGTCGGAAGATTTAAGTATCAAGTCGGAGAAAGCAATGCGTGAAATACAAAGATTAGGTCAAGAGATAGAGCAAGGGGACAAGCATGATATGGGTTGACCCACCAGAGGGTTGGCGTTATGGCTTCCCTGCCATATACGATCCTGAGAAAGATGGTCAGATGAGTGAGTGGATTGTCAGAAAAGGCTATCCACTTCTGACAATTAAGGAATATGGCGATGTTTGGGCGGTCAGGTGTTGGCCTGTGGAAGTGAAACCTTCCGATGAGTAAAAATATCCCGATAGGGTTATAAATGCACAAAAACACTCTAAAGTGATAAAAAATGTTCTGATCGGGTCATTTAACGTAAAAAATGCACATTAACACTATCAATGTTAAAAAGGAAATATTATGTTAGAAACTATTGCTTGGGTACTACTTTTAATAATTAGTGGCGGCGTAATTGTTGTTACTACATTTGTCGCAATCTTCATGCTATCGGAGGAAAAATGAAAATAACTATTGAATATGATGATGTCATAGAAGCAAAACAGGCCATCCACGCACATGATGTGTGGACAGCCCTGCTAGACATCAATGAGTCAATACGCTCACATACTAAACACGATGTTTCTGAAACACAAACAATAGCCAGTATTAAAGAAATCTTGTCAGATGTGAGCCAGTTGCTTTACTCTTGATCTTCGTCTTCTTCTTCTTCTAACTCAAGCCACTCGTCTTCGTCTTCGTCATAGTACCAAGTCACGCCTTCAGTATCGGTGAATGACATCAATTCGATGTCCTCTTCTTCCTCTTCAACCCAGCCGCACTCTTCTTGTTCTGCTATATACGCTTGCAACATAGCAACTTTGTTGAAGTCTGCTGTCTTGATGGTGATACTTTCTTCCCAACCCAAATCAATCTCTACTGTATACATAAAAATCCTTTTAAGAAACATTAATGATCTGCCCTCTAAACTCAACCTGACCTTCATCCCACTTATGAACCAACTCAGGCCATAGCAGTTTCCCATCCTTAAATGTCAGAATTGCGAAACCTGACCGATGATTTAAAGGATTGTCCTCGCCATAACCGAATTGTGGGCCATAAGGTTCTGCCAGTGTACCCGTATCCACACCAAATCGGTTGCCATTATAGTCAGCATAAGGTGTTACTTTTAGGCTATGTAAGTGTCCAGTAACAATACTTTTACCTGCTGTTGCGGTATTATTGTGGGTAGCATGGACTCCACCCTTATATCTATGTTTGATAATCACATCGTCTGTTGCCCAACAAGTCATACAGAACTCCCAAGTTGGGAAATGGTCTTCCAACTTAAACCCATAGGTTTGTGCAAATTCAGGCGCATTAGCCGCTAAACGGGCGTTAAAGCGAGCATCGTGGTTGCCCCATGTATAGACTAGTCTGACATTGTGTCGGGCTTCCTTGGCGGCCTCCTCGACCTCTGCAAGACGTTCTTGACAGGCTTTTAACTCTTCTATAAGACTTGGTTCTTTTCCAGCAATACCAGACGGGGAGAATCGGCTGATAGATGCACCATCTAGGGCATCTCCATTACACACCACAAATGATGGCTTAAACTCTTTAATAGCCCACAAAAGACCTTTATGAGCCGTTGTAACAATGCCAGGCCAATAATGAGCATCACTAAACACAATTCCCACACCATTAAGAACACCCAATTGTTTGCGCTCGTAAGCACTTTTTGGTCTTTCAGGTCTACCATTAGGACTCTTGGCTTCCAATAAAAGACCATATTTTGTCTCTAAATTGGCTCTACGCCTCTGAAGGGTTCTTATATTACCCCCTATAAGTTTATGTATAGCGGCGGCAGATTGATGCGTTTTCCACAACTCCATAAACTCAGCATCAGATATATTGGGGGTTGTCATCATTACTCCAGTTTTAATCGCCAGTAACTTGTGTGTTTTGTCATCCAAGGATTAGTTGGATCAAACATCTTGAACCCACAAGAGATAAGAGAATTTGCAGAAGCAGGGTTGTCGTAGGTGCTAGTGATTAACCAATTTAGACCTAACGCTTTGGCTTGTCGAATCCTGACCCGAATAAACTTCTTCTGTAAGCCGAATCCACGATGATCAGCCACAACACCACAACGTACAAGGTAGCCGCAATCAGACCAGCGAGAAGAATAAACAAGACCTGCGAAACCACAATCCACGCCATCCTTAGTAGCAATCCACCAATATCCATGATCTGTTTCATAAGGCTTATCGTAAGGTAAGCACTTCTTTTGAAGTACTGACAATCTCGTCTGTACGGCAGATTGCCGTATATTCACACGCTGTATTTTCATGTTGCGTATTAGGCGTTATCAATATGAACAATTTATGAATAAGCCCGTGTGCCTTGTTTATCAATAATCAATTGCTGTTTGCGTGGTGTTCCTGAAGGACTGTTTGGCACAGAGATATGCGTCCACGAATCAAACTCTCGAATGATCTGGTCATAGGCTATTGGTGAACCAATGATGGCTTTTACTACTTGATCTGGAGTAAGCCCAGGCACTCTTATGTCAGCCGCACAACCAACTCTGTGCTGTGATGTGTCTTTTGAACCCACAGCGTCATTCACGGCTTTTGACCTAAATGCAGAGTTAATCATTATCGGCTTGCCGTCTAGCAAGGTCTTAACCTCTTCAAGCATCTCAGCCAAACGCTTAAGGTTGTTTATCTCAGAACTATTAGGAGTGTTGTCTAACTCTCTATGGTCAGTATGCGTCAGTTCTTCAAGGGTGAAGTGTGGTGTTAACAACATGATTATTTCTTTCTCATCTCTGCAAGTTTCTCAACAGTCCTACCGCCAAAGTAAGCACCCATAATTAACATTCCCCACTGCCCCAACAAAGTGACATAAGCCTCATTAGCGTTCAAGCCAAAGGCAGACATCATGGCAAACAGGAAGTAACCCGCAAAGATGGCTACAAGGCTCATGGGGCGAATGTTCTTAGACAACCAAGAGTCAGATGACATATCTGCTGACCAACGGGTAGAGACGTTGTTATCTTCGTTCTTCATAGCATCTGCCGCTAACTTGGCAAACTCTAATTCTGTTTCAGCAATCTTTTGAGCCGCCTGTGGATCGCCTGCGATAGCCTTAGCAACAGCATCAACGGAATCAGAAACGCCAAACTTACTAGCCAAAGCGGTAATAGCCATGCCACCCAGAGGGCCAGCGACAGCAGTTGCCAACGTGGGTGCGACACCCTTGAGTAAATTGAGTAAGTCATTCATTTTTCTTCCCTTAGTTCTCGTTTAAGTTTCCGCAACTCTTTCATCTCTTGTTTAAGTTGCGCCTTCATGTATAGAGTTTCCACATACGCCATTGAAGTTACACCAACAATGAGACATATAGATACACCTATCAGAATCCACCAGATAAGTTTCGTATTTGCCACATCATCCACCCAAAAAATATAGATATAAACGTCACAGCAATTGCTCCACTTATAAGTTCAATAACCAATATTTCTTCTTGCTCTTTCTTCCATCTAGCCAACCTAGCCCTTCGTATCATCTCTGACCTAGCCCATGCTTGCTCTTGCTCAATCTTTCCGTGCATCACCAAGAATCTGCTATACAAGTCCTTTAACTCAGCAGGGGCATAAACCATCGCTTCCCTTGTCTGCTCTAGCAACTTCTCCATCTGCAATTCAATCAACGCCCTCTCAATCGCCTTTTTGCTGTTGTTTTGCGTTGGATCGTAGTTAGTTTTAGACTCTTCTTCTAGTTCGTGATAGTAATTGCTGATTTGTTGTTGTGTATCAAACAGAACCCCAATGTTTGCCCCTACTTCACTGATTAGTTTTAGTTCCAGTTCCTCATACGATTGTTTTTGTTTTGCGACACTTTTCTTGATTACATTTGGCGCAGTTGTGTCGTGAATTGGCGTGATTCTGTCGTTAGTTGGCGCAAATAGACCCTTAACCCACGACCATAAACTTGAGAGTTCGCTGACAATAGCCTTTGCATCCCCAACAGCCCCTTCAATTGTCTTCTTAGCATTAACAATTTCCATCCTTCCCTCGTGGAGCATCGCACAGCCTGATTTAATGGCTGAGACTGCGCCTTGGGCAAGGAGGAGGAGGCTGAAAGGATCAATGGGTTACTCCTACGGCTGTGGATTAGACAATACAGCACCCATTAAGCCTGAATAACCATAGTTAGGTTTAGCAGATGGAGTAGCACCAGAGGCTATCTGTTTAACGGCTAATTCAGCCGCACGTTTACGTAAAGCACTTTGCAAAACATCAGCACCATAACCTGCACCAGCCATTCCAATACCAGCCACAGGATTTGCATAACCTGCCGCAAGTGTTGCACCAGTAGCCAATTTAGACCTAAATGGACTAAATGAACCAACAACAGACAAGATTGGATCAAGATTGCCACCTTTGGCAACAGACTTAATCACATTTTGCTCAGACTCAGAAAATAACTTCATGCGGTCTTTATTGGAAGCAATATTTATAAACCCTCTACGGATTAACT